GTTGAGATTGGACGGGAAACCTATAAGCCGCCCATAGAACAGCGGGACAACCGTATCCGCGTCCTGCTGCCACGACAGCCAGCACCATTGATTGCGTGAAGCGGATAAAAGCCCAGCCGCTACGCCAGCAACCTTGGGATATTGAATGACGACGTCAAGCGTCGGCATCTGGCCTTCGTCGTGGCTGATTTCAAACGAAAAGACGTCCTCATCCTCAACCGCGAAGGCTTCCGAGAAAGTCGTATCGTCCGACGTCGCCCAGGCGAAGTAGATTTCCCCAGCCATCAAAGCTGCTCAATCTCAAGCGTCCAGCTAACGGACGCAGCCCATTCATCAACCTCGACGTCAAAGGATTTGACAAGCCCGGTAAAGCCCACTCCTGTCGCGCCAGTTGGCGTTCCGCCGCCCGTAGGCCCAGTTGCCCCGCCAGTGGCCCCAGTGCCGCTGGAAGCCCATGAAACAACCGAAGTGACCGTCACAAGCCGTCCCGGCCATACGTCGCCAAGGGCAGGGGCTTCCTGATCCTGTCCAGAGATGGTCGTGCGGTATTTCCGAAAGGCAGGGTCGCCAATATCAACCAGCTTGCCATTGACCGTCCGCTCAAGACGGGACGCCTGGTCAATCAGCGAAACCGTCTGCCTCACGCCACGCAGGGCATAGTCGGGCAGTCCAACGCCTGAGATGATGAGGTCGGTATAGTCAGACGACATTATCTCACCCTACTCGACTTGGCGTGCGTTTTGTCGTGGAAGACAGACGGCGCTGAATGGCGTAACGCTCCAGCGAGTCCATGGCACCGGATGAGCCAGAGAAGCCGCCAAATGTCTTGTTATCCAGCACCAGCGTCAAACCGCGCCCGCTGGACGATCCGCCGACAATCGCAGCAGAAGGAGGGACTAACCCACCAGAAGCAAACCCAAGTCCACGCGGTAGGGCAGACATGCCGTTGATAGCGTGCATCAGACCGACGCCGTAATGCTTAACGGCAGAGGCGCGGACAACGTATTCGCCAGAGGAAAGCCATGCGGGGATGCTGTCGCTGGTGGAAGTTCCTGGGCCAGAGACAAAGCCGCCAGATGCAAGTTTCGGAGTTGAGTTATCAGAACTAGCACCGAAAAACTTCCTAACCATATCAAAAAGGCTTGCCGTTGCAGATTGAATTGCAGAAGCAAAATTCACGACATATTGTGAAGCGCTTGAAAGCGCTGTTCCAATTCCAGTGATCGCATCATAAGCAGCAGTTAAAGTCGGATTATTTTCTCTCGTTGCTTGGTCGCCATTGCGTAGCTTGTATAAAGTTTCTACTGCTTGCCCAGCAGTGGTTGCCGCAGAGCTAATTCCTTCAATTTGATTTTTCCAGTCAATATAAAATTGTAAGTCAGATTTTGCCTTCTGCTCAGCAGCACCGAGAAAATTTGCCTCAAGGTTTAGTTTTGTCTGCTCGCTTGCAGCCTGTGCCTTTTCAGCGTTTACTCTGATTTCACGCGAGCGCTGGACATCCTCTTCAGAAGATTGTTGCGCTAGTCTATTCGCATCGTTAAAAGCTCTGCTTTGTGCAGTCGGTCCTAATGCCAAGACGTTAGCGAAATCAGGGCTGGTTGCTTTAGCAAACCCTCGCTTTGCGTCTAAGCCAGATGAAGTGCCTTGAAGTCGTTGAAGCTTCAAGCTTGTTTCGTCAATCAGCCTTCCTGTCTGCTCAAGGCTCCCATCATATTGGCGCAAATTCTGGCCAATTTTTGAGAACGGGTCAGGAAGCGCTTTTAACTGGTCCCATAGCTTTTCAACGTCTGACTGAGACGCCTTACCTTTGCTAACAAGTTCCTGCGTCTCGTAAATCTTATCTCTAAGTGACTGCTGCGCGTCACGAGCCGACAAAGCAGCATCGCGGAAGCGCTCAGCTCCTTCCTTGGCAAACTTCATGGAATCGTCAGCACTCACGCCAACAGTGATTCCAGCTGCAGCAAGCTTCTGAAGTTCTTTCAGCGACACGCCAGCTTGGTCAGCCGCTTTACCAATATCAGAAAGTTTAGAAGCAGCATCAAGCCCAATTTCCGGTATTTTGATAACTGCAAAAGCAGCAGCGATAGCAGCACCAGCCGTTGCGATGAGCGGAAGAAACTTGATGAATTGTCCGATTAGGACGCTTACGGTATTTGATACACCATTGAACGCCTGAGACAACTGCCCTCCCTGCTGGAGCAGAATCGTCATTGGCGATATGCCAGACGCCAACGAAGCGGTGACATCGTTGAACGTATAGGTAAGCGCGAGAGCCTGTTGGCGGGTTAGGCCAACTTGAGTGGTAACTTGCTTTAATGCTTCCGTTGACTGTTTTGCAGCCTTTGGAATTGAAGCAAACGGATCTCCAGCCTTTGCACCTTCAATAGCAAGCTTATCAAGCTGTCCCTGTAGGTCTTTGAGTGACTTTGCGACATCGTTCGCGCCTTCAATGGCAGCGCGGATTACAATGTCTTTGCCGCCAGCCGCCATTATTTCATTCTCCGTTGGACAGCCGCTACATAATCACTGGCAAGCCGTCCCTGCCATTCCTGCCTGACTATCGTGGCAAGCGACCATTCCGGTCGAATTGATACTGACTTCTTCAGAAACCACATGGGAATCCAGTTCTCAGTATCGTTCCTAGTGGCTCTGCGGATCAGGCGTGGGTTTTTAGCCGTCCTGAATTTCTTTCGCTTAGATATGGCAGTCCCGACATTCGCCATTGCGACGACTGTGCTGCCCATCTTTACGAATTTCAGCTTGCGCTTCCAATCTCCAATGGCAATCCGCTTCCGTCCCATGAGCTTGCGAGCTTCAGGAAATGGAATCCACAAATTACCAGTGATTGGATTTTTGACCTGGTCTTGAAACTCAGTATCGAAGATATCCGAGTATTTCTTCGCCGGGTCTTTTCGGGTATTTACTGCAACGTAAAGAGCGGGAGTCGTTGCTGGCTTGTCTTTGGGTAGGACAGTAACCCGCAGCGCGTTCGCCAAACCTCCCATATTGCTGTAAGAGCCACGGATCATAGAACGTCCGCGAGATTTGATGCGAGCAGCGGCGGAATTTGCGGCTTCTGTGCCAGCGCCACGCATTGCTGCTTTAAGCTCCTTATCAAAGCGAGGGATAACAGTTTTTATCGTTATCCCAGCCATCAGAAGCCCCTTACGAGTTCCTTATATTTCTTCTCAATCTCTTTCGGCTCGCCGCGAGAGGCGAGAGCCATAATTGACATTAGGTCGGCAAGTTCTTCCTGCTTCCTGGCTGTCGCAAGCTTTGTAAAGGCGTCTGTCTGACGCGGCGTCATTTTCCAGACGTCTTCCGCTCGATGCCCGATGGCAATGAGCGCTTCGATGCCCCTTGCGATGTCCCAGCCGGATTCGATTTTCCAGCGCTCAACGCCTGCGGCCCCGCCAACGCGAGTCCGATGGCGTTCACCCTCAACACGAAAGGGCCAAGGCCATCCGGCATCGTAAATGGGATGATCTTCTCAAGAAGCGCAGCAGACTCGTCCAGCGTCAGTTTCGACGCGACGGACTCGGCTTCCTCGTCACCAGGAAAGCCACAAGCGCATGCAATGATTGCCGCAAGCGCATCCGGTGCTGACGTCATGATATCTTCCATCGTGGCGTTTCCAGAAAGCCACTTTGGGATAATTGGGAACCGCACATACAGTCCGAAGATACCGTCATTTGTTATGCCGCCAACCTTAATCTTCTCACCGCGAATGGTGACAGTAGCGGATAACGGCTTCAGGTTCTTCAGTGACATGCGGTTCCCTTATTGGTTAACTCTCGGTGACGGTGCCATATTTTGCGTTCCAGTCCGCACCGACTTCGCCGCTGATTTCGACTTCGTTGAAGCCATCCGAAATCAGCTTGATTGACTTGCCAGGCAGGAAGCGGACATAGCCCCAGAACCAGTCCTGCTGCGTGCCAACGTCGTTGGACGCAACAAACTTCACCGAAGCCATCGTCTGGTCGGACGCAAAGACGTCAAACGAACGCGAGCCGGTAGCGCCGGTCATCGTGCCGCCCATCGTGGCAATCTGGAGGTTTTCAAAGGTAATCTCGTCAACTGTCAGATTGAGAGTCGCCTTACGCTCAGTGACAACCTGAAGGTCGCGGGTTTTGATACCGGAACGGCTCGAATAGTGATCGAGCGTCGTCGTCTCCTGCACATACTCGGCAGACGGGACGTTGCCCAAATCCACCCAATTAATCTGGGCCCAGGAGACGGAGCCGTCCGTAAACGTGCCAGTCGCGCCGGTCGGAGCGCCCGTGCCAGAAGTGCCGCCAGAAGCAGTAAGCCAAAGCCGGTCATCACTGATGGCGTAGGAACCGGCAGCATAAGCTTTCGGGCCGGTCCAAGTCGTGGGAAGGCTGGTGAAGGGGCGAACGTAAAGGACGCCCTTACCAATCTGGTAGTTGTCGCTAGAGGCCATAGGGCGGCTCCATCATGGGAATGGCGCGTCTCACGACGGGCCGAGCGCCTTGCCGAAGGGCGGTTTAGGCAACAAGGTTAGACTGTTTCGCCAACCTTGAATGGGTATGTGAACTCGAAGTCCACGCGCAGTTCGCCCTCAAGGCGTCTGCCAAATTCGTCTGAAGTCCTGCACCCGTTGTAACGAACATTTCCGGTTGGATGCGTCAGTGATTTGATAGTCTCGTCTGTGCAAACTGCGTTAACCAGCTCAACTCTGATATCTGACAGCGTTTTTTCCATCGTGTCCGTAGAGCCGCTGGCAAACAGTGTGATAGCTGGCGTCATCGTCGTCTTGTAAATGCCGACACGCTGTATTTGCGCTTCTCTATCTGCGTCGGTGGAGAATTCGTCTCCATCGGACAGCAGAAAGGCAGGACGGGCCTTCTCAGGGACGGTATCGCTATTGCGAAAAGCAGCCTCAATACCCGGCAGCGCGACGCCAATCTCCATCAGTCTGGACAGGATCAGTTCACGGCGGTCTTTAAGCTGCGCCATGTCCGATTTCTTCCAGAATGAGTAGACAATCACCGGCTCCATTAGGGACGGGCCGCTCCTGAACGTCCTTTACGACATAGCTCTGCGACTTGAATGTCACGCGGACATTCAGCATGTCTTCAGGTGATAGGCTGATGACCGAAAGCTCAGACGCCAGAACAGCGATTGCCGTTCGTATCGTTGCAACGATTGCTGTGTCGCCAGCCTCAAAGCTGGCGGTTTCATCCAGCACATTTATTGTCTTCAGCGTCTTGTCAAGCGGTGACTTGAAAGTCGCCGTATAGGACAGGACGGAATAGATAGGCGCGAGGCAGAGCGCTTCAAAGTCGATAGACATATCCGCCTCGCGCCGTATTAGCTATTAAGCCGGGCCGGTCGGGCCAGTTGCGCCCGTCGCGCCAGCAGCGCCAGGAATGCCGCTGATGAGACGAACACGGCCCGTGGAGGTCGGGTTAGCCTCAATACGCACGGCAAAACCAACGAAGGTATTGCCAGACGAGGTGGTCGTAACCAGCTTGGCGCTGTTGTCCCAATAGATGGAAGCGCCCTGCGTCCACGCCTGGGCGTCGACTTTATCGATGTCGAACACGCCCTCACCAATATACGCCTCGACTTCAGCGCCAGAAGCGCCATCCGTCGTAGCGATACCGAAAAGCGAGCCAACCAGCATCCCTTCGCCTGCATCGACGTCATAGGGAGCCGTAAGGGTGATAACGTCACCCTCCTGCACGTAGTTCTTCATGTCAGTTTCTCCAAAAGGGGAAACTGGCGCTATTAAGCGCCAGCGTTCATGTAGCCGAAGCGGAAGTCCGCAGCAGCGCAGCCGAAGTCGTGCTCTAGAGACACGCGCATTCCCTGCTGGCCAAAAGGCTCGTCCATGCGGAAACGCGGAGCCTGATAGCCGTTCAGAAGACCCCAGGTGAAGTTGGAGCCAGCAGCCGGATCAGCGAGCATGTACCAATAATTGCCCGTGATATACGGCGTGACGACAACGCGGAGCGAACCGGCCCAAGGATTGACCTTGGAGGACTCGGAGCCGACGTAGTTCTGCGACGTATACTGGAGAGCAATCTGCTCGTAAGCCGGGCCGCAAAGCAGAATGCGCGGAATCACATTCAGCTTCAGACCGTCAAGCGACGTCTTCTTACGCATAGCCGCGCGAGCTTCGCTGAGCGTGGCCACGGCAATCGCCGCACCCGTGTTCGCCTTGGTGTCGTCGGTGGTGTTAAACACCGCGCGGCTGGTTTCCGACAGGGTCGGGCCAACGCCGGACGAAACCAGCATCATGGCGTAGAACGTCGCGTCCTCGAAAGCCGCAACGCGGTCAGCACGGCTCGAAAGCACCTGCTGAATGGCGTCGAGGTTGTCGTTGACGAGAAGCTGGCGGGAGAAGCCAACCTGAACGCCATAAGCCTTGACGGTCGCGCTTTCATACGCTTCCGAGAAGGTGCCAGCCGGGATTTCCCCATGCTCGTTGACTTCCTGAAGGTTCGGGAAGTCGCCAGCGCGGATGACCTTGTGCGCGCGGAAGTCGTTAAAGGTCATCTGCGAGCTGAACTCGCGGTAGGTCGGCATGGCCATCTGATAGCGGGCCGCCAGCGACTTGTTCAGCGCGTTCTCCAGGGTGATGGGGAAATCGCTGGTCGTATGGAACGCCGCATTCAGGATGGCTTCGCGGGAAGCGAAGGTGCTGTAACGGCCGCGATGGCCGATGCGCTCAGCCGCCATGTCCACAATGCCGCAGTCCATGAACTGACGGGCAGCAGCGGACGGCTCAGCCTTGACGCCGAGCTTGATGGACAGAGCTTCCTCCATCGCATCATTGCGGGTCTGGCCTTCATCCTGAGCCACAACGATGTTACGGATTTCAGGGCCGGTGCCAGCCGCGTTCACTTCCGCGAACTTGGCGATGATGCGCTCGTTGGCGACAGCCGCAGAGACGCCATCAGAGATGAGCGCGTCAGCGAAGGTCGGCTCCAGACGGGCGTTGCGAACGGCCATCTGAATTTTCGAGACGCGGTCGCGCTCAGCCTTGATGGCCTCGTTGCGAATGGCGTCGGTATCAACGACCGGGGCCGCGACGGGCGCAACCTCGATAGCCTGGTTCTGAATGGCGGGCGACTCGACCGCCGGGTCAAAGTTGCTCAAAGCAACCTCCTTGGTTTTGGCGGTAGCCGCCGTTACCGGCTGAGCGGTCTGCTCTGCCGAATTGAGTTGCTCACCGAAAATCAGGCGAGCGAGTTGTTCCTTGGAAAGCGGCGCACAAGCCGCCATT